GTCCATAACCTGCTAATCTAAAATTATCTCCATTTACAACAACGCGATTTGTATCTTTCCATTCTTGAGCAAATGTAGATTTACCACATTGCGGTAATCCAATGGTAAAATTTAATTTATTTTGAAACCAATTATCAGATAAAGATTTAGATAAAGAAAATGTTAACATAATAATTTATCCATTATTTTTCCAATGTTTTCGTAAGAAAACTGTTTTACATGTTCTTTACACAATTGGGTAACTTGTGCTTTTTTTAATGTTGACATTTCATAAGTTTTTCTCATAGCTAATTGTAATTCTAATATATCTATTTCTGACCATAGTTCCCATCCAGTATATAGATATGGTAATGGTCGTTCAGAAGAATATACCGGAACTCTTTTACTAGGTACAATTCGTCCAGTTTTATTGTTTGTTACATATGAAGTCATTCCTGTATTATTTGTTATAATAACAGAATTACCAAATCCCATAGCATCTATCATTGGGCGACAACACGCCTCACCATATGAAGGCATTATAAAACAATCACATATTTGATGTAAGGCATTAAGTGCCTCGTTGGTTATATGTTCAGTTATAATCCATTCTTGCTTATACCGTTTTAAATTATGATATAAACATAAGTCTGTTTAATTTTTGCCAAATCCTGATCTATTTGAGATGCCAATTTTCGCATATCCATATTACCCTTATTAGTTTTAATTAATAAATCTACGGGCTCGTTTGTGGAAAATTCTCTATGGAATGCTGTTAATAAAGCTTTAATGTTTTTTCGCGGTATATATTCTCCGATAAAATAGAATACAAAATTATCATGTAGGCCAAATTTTCGCCAATTAGTTTGATCATATTCATATGTAAATTTGTCCGTGTCTATAGGTTCTTTGACTATATTAATTGGAATGTTAATTTTATCATTAACTCTATCAAGTTTTTCTTGTTCTGATGGAACCCACAACTCATCCATAAAATTAATATAACGAGGCCAACCTGTATATTTCAAATTCGCCGTTTCAAAAACACATAAATGTATATTGCGTTTAGCGGGTACTGTAAATTCTAATATATTAGGAAGAACCTTTTGTATGATTATATCGTATTTATCATAACGATTTTGTTCTAACATTAATAGGCGAGGATCTATATATTCAGTGTGTGTTGAATCCATATACACTGGACGTATAGTTATGTTATGTTTTGTAGTAGACAATGCGTGTATATAATTAATACAAGCTTCTGCCCATCCACCAGCACTACGATAATTACCTATAAATAAGATATTACTCATTATTAAAATCCTGGCCAGGCCAATCTTTAGGAAGATTTCTTAAATCACATTCTGAAGATTCAGGAAGTGATGGATATTCTTGTACTTGTTCTATATCTTTTAATAAATCAAATTCTGGTATTAAATTATCATCCTTTTGTTCTTGTGAATATTCACGTCCTTTAAAAGCTGCTAAATTTGGATCATATTGTGGTATTTCTAGTGGTTCTATAGCATCTCCCGATATTGGTCCAATATCTTTTAGTATTATTTCGCTTTTGGTGGGTGTTGAAAGCATAATATCTAAAGAAGATCCAGGTGTAATGTTTCCTAAATCATTAACATATCCTGAATTTGACCCAATATCTTCTGGTATAATAATATCTAAATCATTGTCAAGTGTATAGTTAATCGGAAATTTGGTTGTGTATTTTGTATATTTTGATGGATAAGGATATTCTTGTATTATGTTTTGACTATCTTGAACGGCTTTTTTAGTAGCAAGTATTAGGTCATCTATTTGTTTTGTTGTTAAACTTTTATTTTTAATAAATTCACATACTTGTTCTATATCTTTCTTTGTTGTGTTTTTAGATATAAGCCATTTACGAATTTTTTGTTGAAAGTATTCCTTATTTTTAGTTTTGGACATTCATTTTCTCCTTAATTCTTGCATATTCCAAATAGTCTTCTTGTATAAGTGGAATTAAACCACATCTACCCTTTTCACAAGTATATGCATGTTCTGCTTTATTAGTTAAACCTTGTATTAGTTTTGTTCTATCAAGTTTTTGGATTTTACTTCCGACATTAATAACACCATCATTTATATCTATGTCTATCCTGCACCCATTGAAGAAGCCTGTTTAATCCAGGCTATGAGGTGGTGGTCCAGGAAGGACACATCGTTTGCAGATGTGATTTCCGTTCCAGAATTGGGTGGGTTCGGTGTTACCAAAGGTTTAGACCCTGATGTTAAAGAGATTATAAATAACTATCGTAAGAAGGTTTTATAGTGGCTGGCGTAAACCTTAAAATCACCATTAAAGGTATAGATAAACTCAAGAAGAAATTGGATACTCCCACCATCAAAAAACCCCTAGACGATGGTATTAAGAAGATAGCCCTTGTATTAGAAGGGTTGATTAAGAAATCCACAGTAGTAGATACTGGAAGATTGCGGTCGAGCATAACTGCAACCACTACGGCAGAATTTTCTAAGGTAGCCACTAATGTGAACTATGCCTCACATGTAGAATTTGGTAATGAGAGAATGGATGCCAGACACATGGAAGGTGGTACAAAGGTGTTGGGTGGATTGGGTATGTTCGGCTTCGGATTACAAGAACTGAATAAGAAGATGGGCAACTTGGTGAAGGATATAGGTAGTAAGATAGAGACCAAGTTTAGCTCTTAACCTAAGCCACTGTAATCAAATTCTAGGCGTTTATAGGGAGATTATATAGTGAGCATAGAAACAATGGGGACAGGACTAAAGACGAGGCTGGAGACTATATCGGAATTAAAGCGTGTTTTTGCCCCGAAGGGTTTGCCGAAGTCTTTAAATTCCTTCCCTTGTGCTTTGATTCTTTTGGGAGATACGACATATCACGAAGCCTTTGACGGGACGTTCACTGTTATCTTCAGGGTTATTATCGTAGTTACAGGACAAGACCAACCCACGGCTTTGAATCTATTATCAGATTACATAGAGACTTCAGGTGATGATTCAGTTTATGCTGCTGTAGAGGGTGATTCTACTCTAGGTGGGGCTTCATCTGATTTAAGGATGGTAGGTAATTCGGGTATGGGCACTACGATTTGGGGTGGCCGACCTTATTTATCAACAGAATTCGAGATTGAAGTAATATCATAACAGGAGGTTATTATGGCGAAACTAGCAGGGAAAGCAGGCGAGGTCGATACTGGCTCTTCGGTAACTGGCATAAAATCGTGGACACTAGATTATACTGTCGATGCCCTTGAGACAACCGACTTCAGCGTAGCGGGGGTTAAGTCATTTATAGTCGGCGGTTCGGGATGGTCTGGCTCGTTTGAAGGGTTTAAGGATGGCGCACCACAGGGATTGGCAGGGGCTTCCATTTCCTTATCATTGAAAGAGTCACAAACGGCATCGCAGAAATGGACTGGCACTGCTTTTATAACAGGCATACATCCTTCAACGGCAAGTGATGGCGTGGTTAGTATTTCCTATGACTTTCAGGGAACAGGCGCTTTAACAGTCGCAACGGGATAAAGGAGGGTATTATGGCTAAATTAGCGGGCAAGGCTGGTAATGTATTTGTTGCCAGTTTACTTTTAGAAGATTGTGAGGATGCGTGGGTAAGTGGCACCAATGGAACGGCCAGCCTGGAGACTTCTCTTGTTAAAGTAGGGAGTGGTAGTGCTAAGTGTGTAATATCAGGTGCCAGCAATGGTGATGTCCTGGTGTATGAAACCATAAGCTCATCCGATGTATCCACATACGACCATATCTTAGCTTGGGTGAGAACGACTGCTACTGTGGCTGCTGCCGATTTGCGCTTACTCTTGGATGATACCGGAGGAGCGGTGAGTCCTGAAACCATGGTGGATATACCGGTAGTAAGTTTGAATGCTTGGACTTATTGCCATTGTACCGAGGTGTCAGGTTCGGAGATGTCTGGTTCTTCGGCTGCTACTGTAATTGGTCTTGAGATGAATGCCAATACTGCTGCTTTCACTGTTTATCTTGATGATATACGGGCAGCAAAGGATATAGCAGGAATCAAAACTTGGACACTGGATTACACTACGGATGCCTTAGAGACAACTGATTTTAGTGTATCGGGAGTCAAAGCGTTTATCGCGGGTCCCTCTGGTTGGTCGGGTTCATTTGACGGTTTTAAAGATGGGGCACCCATATCAATAGGTTCACAGATAGG